TCTACTACGCTTAAGGCGACCCGCAAAGTTTCCCCGCTCAGCACTTCTGCGAAGATGTTGAGTTGGTAGTGGGTGAACTCGCTACCTATGTCTTCGTAGAAAGCTAAATGATGGGACATAGATGCCCCCGAAAACAACGGAGTAAAGTAAGGCGAGCTTTCATTAAACTGCTCTACCGCGTCGGGAACGGTGACCGTTGCGCCCCTCAAATTCCAGTCTGACGGCAGCGCTAGGCCGTCTAGGCTTACGTACCTGACGGTCTGCTCCCCTCGGATAAAAACGTCTGCGTCATCGTCGGAGCCTACAATAATTAAATCGTCGTACACGCACGTTACATGGTTGGGGTACTCGAAATAATAATTTGAAGGTATTATTATTTCTACATAGCTGAAAGTCTCGGCGTTAGTGCTGTTAGGTATGTTGATCGGTTCGATTACTGTAACCCCGCCTAATGCAAGAGTGAAATTAATAGAAGGTTCGGATAGTTTAATACGCACCTCAAGATACGATCCGTTAACTAGGTTAAGGAGGTTTGTATACTCAGAGAACCTTTTAAGTATCGCTGGGCTTACAATCGATTGCAGCGCTGTAGTAGGCACCTCTGTTAAAGACAGTATAAGCTCTCCGTCTTGATTAACCCAAAGACTTAAAAAACCATTGTTTGTTTTAAATTGAATTAGGGGTGTGGGGTTTTTAGTGCGGTCAGCGCTTATAAAAAGAGATATGTTTACGTTCTTAGAGGCGGAGGGTAGGGCGCGTCTAAGGGCTATATTTTGCCTAGAAACAGTGTCGCTAATTGCTTTAAAGAAATACAACGCGTTACTGTTGTCAAAAGCGCCGTCGTATAGGGCGTCTACGTAAACTCCCTTAGCGGGTTCTCCTAGTATGAAATTAGACGAAAGATCGGCGGTAGAGAACCAACCCGAACCCTCGGTTATAACGCTTAACCCCGTGATGTTTTCCACGTCTGATTTAGTCAGCGCTGCGTCTATGGATATTCCGTCAAAACCTTGTAACATATTTCCCTCACGTTAGCTTGTTGGCCTTCTGTAACTGCACCTGCAATTGCTTGGCGTGCTGGGCTGACGTGCGCTTAAACGCGTCATCGTCGCTACCACTCTGGGTGAGGTAGTAGTTTACAGTAAGGTTTATAGTAGATGCACTCTGTGTGGTATTGGCCCCTTGCGGGATAGGGCTTGATGTAGCAAGACTTGGCGCAGGCGTAGCGGCGGATATACCAGCTTCGCGCAGAGCTATGTCAGCTACTTGCTGTTTTGATGCGTTAGAGTTAATGGCTTCTAGAAGTCTCAAGTTTTCTTGCGTGGCCCTAGAGTTGGTGATGTACTCCTTGTCGGAAACGCGCGCCAATATATCGTCACTGGTACCTGTGCCGGGGCCGCGTATAAGACCACCGCCTGCGAACCCTCCGATTATGGCGCTAGATAGTATGTCTTGTATTCCACCGCCGCCGCCAAACCCCGCGAACAAAGAAGTAGCGAGTTGGCTCTGTATGGCATTTTGCAACAGTATTCTAGTAAATCCTGCAAATATGTCTTGGGATATACTGAGCATAGTGTTTTTGAAGTTTTCAAAAGCGTTCTCTGTGTCGAATATAAAATCGCCCGCAGCGGCACTAACCACATCTAGGTAGCTAGTTACTGCGGCTTCGGTTATACCCATGACAGTCTCTACTTCTTTTGCATAATTAGCAAAAGACACCGCAACCCCCGCATTAACTTGAGACAAAACATCCCCACTAGCAATTGCGGATGTTTGAAGGTCTCTAATAAACAGATCGATGGCCTCGCGACGAATATCCATCTGAGATGCGTAACTTGTGGTTGCCACTATCTCCGCGTCTCTTGCCCTATTAATTTCTTCTATAACTCTAGAGTACTTTTGCCTAAGCTCGGCAAGCTGGTCACCGCTCACCACACCGCGCCGTTGTATGTCCTCTAAACGGCGCTGGGCTTGCCTTACAGCAGCTTGGGCGGAATTGGTTATCCTAGCGACATCGTTTTCGACAGTAAGGTTTATTCTGGTGTCAATGTCACCTACGGGCGCGTTCTCTAGGAACGTACGCCGGGACGCTATAAGGGACCGCTCCGCTCTCAAGAAGGCGTCCTCTACTTGACGAGCGTCTTTAAGAGCATCGCGCCCGGACCTGCTGCTACGTTTTGAACGGGTAGCGAACCTCTTAGTGGCGTCGGATATTAAATCCTCTGCGGAGCCTATACCAGCCAATGCGGCGTTGGCCGCAGCAGTAGATGATGAGTTAAACGCGCTGAATATAAGGGCTGCGTCCTCGTCGGTTATAGTACCAGCCTCTATCAAACTATTTACAAAAGATGTCATTAACTCGCTATAAAGCGAGAACTGGCGCTCAATTATAGTACGTATTTCATCGGGCGAACTATCGGCGCTGACAGACGATCTGATAGCATCTAGTATAGCCTTACCGGAAACCACATCGCTAAATATGGTGTTGTTGGGTATTTCGTCTAAAGTTTCTTTTAACGAATTAAAAGAAGCGGCTATGCCTTCTTTTTGGGTGATGCCAAACTCGTTAAAAGCCGTGAGGTAGTTTTCAGCAAGATCGTCTCCGACACTGGACAAATCAGCCACTAGCTCTTTATTGGCTAACTCTGTGGCTGCTTTTAAAGTAGCACCAAGGGTGCTGGCACGAGAAAGCTCTAACTCAAGCAACTCCCCGGAGGCTTCATCGTTGATGGTATCGTTACTTGCTTTGAAACTCTCTAACGCTGCGTCTAGTGCGGCGCGGCCTTGTTCTTGCCTAAACTCTATAGCACGCTGTAAGGCGTTAAGGGCTGCGCCGTCGCCAGACTGTTCAAAGGCCTCGCGTAAAACGTCTTCGGCCCTTACAGTATCGTCGCCGTCGGCCAATGCGGCGGCTACCGAACCCGCCAACCCCGTGTTGTCGTTAAGAAGGTTGCGCAAAACCGGAGTTAATAACGCAAACTGACCCTCTAACTCTGTTGTATTCGTTGCAATCGATGATAAGAAGCTGTTTATCGCTTCCTTTTCCAAAGAAAACAATGTGTCTACGTTGTCACTTACTATGGAGCTTTCTTCCGTAAGTTTGGCAACAGTTGCATCAAATTGAGTTTTTCGTGCCAGAAACCTAGCGTCTACAGTTTCGTTGAAAGCCTCTAGAGTTTGGTCTCTCCTGCGTCTAGCCCCCGCGATTGCAGTAGGCCTGACGCGTTCGGGTAAACGCTCAATCTCTTTTAGCGTTTGCTCATAAACGCCATCTATCCTGCGTATCTCTTGCTGGTATTCTATAACATCGGAAAATTCTTCTTCCAGTGCAGCTATTTGATCCTTTATTATACTCCCTTGTTCGGTCGTATTTATCTGCGCTCGGTTAGCGAACTGAGCAAGGTCAAAAGGATTGGTAAGGGTTTGCCTAGCAATCTTTAACTGGTCGTCTAGAATAGACCTACGACGTACAAATTCCTCTATGGCGTCTTCGCCTAGTAGACTGTCTATAATATTGTCCGCTTCCGCAGACGCTTCTGAAAAATCTAGTTGGCTTTTAAGCTTGTCTAGGCGCGCGTTATTCAAGCTACTGATGGCCCGCTTCGCGCCAAAGAAAGCCAAGGTAAGCCCCGCTACTGCCGCTGTAGCTGCCGCAACACCTCCGATAATTGCGGCGGGGGTAGCAAACGTTATGGCGGCGGCTAGGGCTACGCCGCGCAGTACCGCAGGGATGCCCGATAGGAGCGTTATAAAACTCGTTATGGCCGTCCGTGATGTTGCTATGGCGGCAAGGAACCCGCGCAGCGCTGTGCCCGACGTTATGGCATTTTTAGTCACATTTGCAAAACCTAGGGCCGTGGCCGTTAGGCCTGTTTTCACAAAGGTGGGCATTAACAGTAAGAGGGCATTAGTTATGGCCAAAAAGCCTACTAACCCCGAAACGGCCCCCGCTATGTATATGATTAGCTGCTGGGTCTCAGCGTCTAGGGCTTTGAAGTCTATTATCAAATCTTTGATAGAGTCCGTTACATCAACAATTATCGGGGCGAAGGCCGCACCTATGTCTTTCTGAACATCGGCTATTGTGTTTCTAAAAAGAAGCAACGCACCATCGAAGGTTTGAAGGTTTTCGGCAGCGACCTCTATGGCCCTGTTGGTCCCTGTTATGCTTTGCAAGAATTCCGAATAAGAAGAAGCCCCACTGTCCGAGGCTTCCTTTACGCTGTCTATGAGAGCTACAGCCCCGGCCAAAGCCTCAGTCTCAAACACTCGGGCTAGGTCTGCGTTATCGATATTTGCGTTGCCTATATCCGTGAGGATGTCGGCCAAGTTCCGCAACTCCCCGGTAGCCGTCCTAGTCGCAATGGCGTTATTCTCTAGTATGGTGTTAGCTTCCCCTAGAGGTCTAACAAGTCTAATAATGATATTACGTAGAGCGGTACCTGCCTGCTCGCCTCGTAAGCCAATGTTAAACAATTGCCCAAGAAAAGCCGTGGTTTCTTCTATGCTCAGGTTTGCTAACTCAGCGACCGGGGCAACCTGTCTCAGAGCGAACGCAAGCTTATCTACGGTGGCAAGAGAGCCAGTGACCGCAGCCGTGAAAACATTGGAAACTCTGGTAGTCTCGGCGGTCTCTAGTTTAAAAGCTCGTATGTTAGAAGATATTATGTCAGATGCTTGACTAACATCAGTGAGGGTAGCTTGAGCAAGAAGCAGCACACCCGCCATAGCGCTCAAACTATCTACCGCACTAAAACCAGCTTGGGCTAGTTGCTGCAAAGCCACCCCGGCTTCCGTCGCACTCACTGTGGTAACTAGTGAAAACTCTTTGGCAGCTTCCGTCATCGCATTGAACTGGTTTACCGTACCCCCAGCGATAGCGTTCGTCAGGGTTAGTTGCCGTTCAAATTGGCGGAACTCGTTTAAGGTCCCGCCAAAAGCTGACGATGCCGAAGTGAGTACAGCAAAAGCTGTTGCAGCTTTTCTCAGATCGTCAGCTACTCGCCCAAAGTCTGTGTTAGTGGTCATCGCGGCCCCTACTGTTTTTTACTCTGTTCCACTGCGTCTATAACCCCTTGACGCGTACTAGCTTCGTACTCTTTTTCTCTGTTTAGCTGCTCAGTAATAACTGACATTAGTGGAATGAATAGGCAGGGTTGTCGATCTAAACCCCCAGCGTGTGTTAAATGACCTAACTGGTAGGCGTTATGGGCTGTAAGCAAAGCGGCAAACCACTCTGGGTCTTCCTTTATGTGCACGCGGGGGCACCTGTTTTGCCCCTCGTCGCCCAGATACCAGTATATGCCTTTTTTTCTGTCGTGCTCGGCCACTTTACCTACAGGTATCACAGCGGGTTTCGTGCACCCCCTTACGGTTTTTTGTTCGTCGGTGCAGTTGGAGCATCGCCAGTCTCTAAAAGAAGGTCTGCTGGTTGCGACGACGCTCCTTCTAACTTTTTTTCAAGAGAACTCTTAAGCCCGTTCTTGTCCATTATTGCGTCAGCGAGCTCTTGCACTTGCTCTTGGGAAAGATAGGACAACGACTGCTCTGACGCTACTACTGAGAAGTTGCCTAAATCGTCCGAGGCCGTTTCGGTAGCAAAAGGTACAGGTTCGCCTGTTGTGTGATCTAGTAGGTTATCCCAGCCCTTTAGCCCTTTGCGCACCGCAGCGTAGGCCTTACTTATTCGACGTGTTGCCATCACAAAGGTACCGTTACGCATTGTCGGTGCGGTAGTCATGTCCCCCAATTCTACGCGGTCGCCTTGCGTAAGATTGCCGACCATAAACACGGTAGGCTTAAAGTTGCTCTCGCCCGCGATTTCAGCAGCCAGTTCTTCTTTCTGCTTTTCTGAGAGATTTTTACCTCTTGCGCGTTTCGCGACTTCCGCTGAAATGTTGTCCGGGTGGCCGGGGTCGCTTTCGAGTATATATTCCTCGGTTTCCTTAAGATTTACGCCTCTTATTGCCATTGCTGTTGCGCCTCCTAAACGCCTCTGCTACGGGGCCTGACTTACTTTTTTGCGATCAACTTTCTGATACGGGCGTCAGTGCCATTCTCTATGTATTTGTCGCACACTTCTTGTGCAGTTCTTCTGTTTAACCACGCGGTTACTGTGTAGAAAAGTTCTACTCCGTTTTCGTCTTTTAGTCCAGTAGACTTTTCAACTAAGTATATAGGTGTTTTCATTAGTTTACTGTCCTTATTCGCCTAACGAGGGTAGCTTACAATCGATTGCAAAATAAAAGGGGGCCGTTAAGCCCCCTTTTTTAATGACGGGCCTTTTGGTTTTTAAGAAAACACTACCCGCAATTCGTCATCGCCCGCTGCTGAAAGTCCGTTAAGCGAAAAATTACTTTCAAACGTTACCGAGTTATTGCGATCACCGTAAGTCAGGCCCGTGAAGTTAGCGCGCTCCATGTAGAACCTTACCATGTTGTCAGCCACAGAACCTACCCGAAGGTGTATCGGGAACTGAGAGTTAACAGATACGTCATTCCAAAAACCGACGTAGGCCTCGTAAGTAGCTTCCGGGTTAAGCTGCGCGGTGGGTTCACGTCCGGTGATCTGTGACCCGTCGTAACCTTCGGATGCGTTCATGCATTCCTTTAGGTTAGTTTCGTTGCCAAGCGTGATAGTAAAAGATTGAGAGCAGAAGTCGTTACTGCCCTTAATGGTAAGCTCTGCCAACTCAACCTGCGGAGGTGTTGTGTCCTCTAGCGTAGCACTCAAAGGTATAGGTTCCTCCACTGGGTCAGAGTAGTTGCCCTGAAACTCGAAGTTTGCGACCGCAACGTTCCCGGTCTCGCCTGTGAAAGTTACTGTACCCGTACACGCCGTGGATTTTATCAAAACACCATCGCGGTATATATATAACGTGATGCTCTCAACAAGGGCGCTCTCTGATACAGGTTTGTAGGTGTATCCAGTTTCGTACAGTGAAACCACCCACTCCTGACCCTCTACCAGATTTCCCGACCATGTGGGGGTTATACCTGCCCCAGAAGCTCCAAGCACAATTTCGGTAGTTCCAGAAGTGACAGTAACGGGTGCGGCTGCGTTTAAGAACGTCACGGTTACTACGGGACCCGATGCCGAAGCAGAGAGGCGGGCATCGGCGTCTATAATGGCCGCAAGTGCAGTGGCTACTCCGTCGTTGTCCGACATAGCGGAAGTTACTTCCATAGCAAACACAAGTCCGTTGACTACCGCGTAAAGGTCCGACCCGGCTTGGAACGTACCGCCTACGGTGTAATCGATTGCAGTCTCGTCGGACGCATCGATAGCCAAAGTCATAGTGCTGCTATCGTTAACCCTTGCATCGTTGCGAGTGTTAGGCAACACGGTGTTGTCTTCTGTAGAACCTGCCCAGCGCGTTACTTGGACTGCGGCGGTACCAGAAGCGCCGCCTGTGACAACACGTATTTTGTAGGAACCAAACTGCGTACCGTTGGGGGCTGTATCCTTAGAGAAAGACACGTCAGGCCCGGAAGTGACCGCTCCGTACGGCACGGGGTCTTCAATCTGGGTAGCTGCGCCGGATGTCACCAAAATTTCCCGCATGCCGCAAGCGCGTAGCAGGGTTCCCAGTTTTGGGCGTATAGACGAGTTACCGGAACCTTTAATCTCGTGAGAGAAAGATATGTTAACAGCTTTTCGGCCAACCCCTGTAGGTACTGGCGAGAAAGAACGTCGGAACACGTTCCGCTCAAGGGGTGTGGGATCGATCTGGTAATCCAAGTCGCCAACCAAAAACGCGTCATCGGTGGCGGTGGGTAGCGGGTCTTCTCCTCTGGTCGTTTCTATCTTACCGAGCATAAGGCTCAGGTTCGTTTTCATTGTTGGTTGGGCCATTTGTCTTGCCTTTCGTCGTCAGGTTTCATGTTTCAGTTTATAAGGGTTATGGAGCCGTGTGCGGTATGTAACTAGCGTGGACAGTACCCCTCCCGGCATAGGGTCGTTAACCCCGATAATGGTGTGCGTGTTGCTATCTTCTTCGACATTGAGTGCCAAACCATCTAGGTTATGATCCCCCAACATGGCAAACTGTAGTAAACCTAGATAATACTGATAAACATCATGCTCGTCTAGCCCCCGCTGCCCCCGAAACCTAAAGTAAAAAAACACAGGCAATGCGTAGGTTATTACTGGAAAGTTTACATTGAGTTTTTGCTCTGTACCGAAGTCTATAGAGGCTACAGGAACGATTTCGTTACCAATATCGTCTAAATCCCCTTTGAAGACCTTTCTCCATACGGCAGAACCCCCGTCCTGCATCGCAGACAGTTTTACGTCTAAAGCGTCAACAACTCTTTGGCGAACAGTCCTGCCTTGGTCCGATGTTGCATTCTCTACCCCCATTATAGCCTCCTACCAATTCGGCGGTCATATTTTGCAGAAAGCCCCGCTCGTGCACCCAACGAGGGGGTTACTCTGCTTAGCTCTAATAGAAAAGCGTCTGCAAAAGCATCCGCTATCTGCGGGGCGTATATAGAGAAAGGTCTATCAAGAAATCCTTTATTCTTTGATAACTCAACCCTGTCCACTAATGCGTACAATAACACCAAACGCCCGCCGGGGCCGTTGTTGTAAGCTATATACGCTCTCCCATTTTTTTTACTTTTATAGATAAACGTATTTCTTATGTTAGACCACGACCTAGGTCCGGGCAATTTAGGAGTGCCGTCTGGGCGCAATGCGGCGTCTAGGGGTATGGCTAGTTTCTTGCTATTTTTGGGCGTTATTACGCCACCTTCGTTTTGTTTCGCTATGTAAGAAGGTCCAAGCACGTAGCCTCTTAGGTTGGTGATATTGCGAGAACCAAACACGCGCACACCAGCCCGCATTATATTCCTAGCGTTACCGGAACGTACGCCCCCGTCCATAAAAGCGTCGTTAATGGTTCTAAGGTAAACGTCTCGCATTTCTTCACGAGTTTTTTTGGCTATCCTGTCTTCGGCTCTACCACTTAACCCGGCTTTCGTAGCTGCGGTTATGCTGCGGCCAAGTATACTTGCGTCAATCTCTAGGAGCCTTACTAAGCGGTCAACCATTACCGCCTACCAGTATAGATACCTCGCCCCTCAGGAGCGCCTGCGCTTCTAGGAACAAACCAGAAGGCCCAACCTTATACTGCGTAAGGCCCTTACGGTCTTGTTTCAGTGATGCGCCTGCATTTTCGTTTAACATTCTCCGAAATGACATAGCCGCCTGTTGCGCACACGCCTGTTTAATGTTCTCCGATACGTCTAGTATCTGCGGGTCTGAGTTGTTTATAGGGAACCCGGCAACGTACCTAACCCGCAAGCTGCGAGTGTGGCTAACCATCCTCTGCGGGTAGATTATCAACGAATTAGCGTTAGTGTCCACTTCGTAAGCATTGGACGGGAGCGGCGAAGTATCGTCCCAAGCACCGCCCGTGTTGAAGATGACCTGTGTAATCGATTGCAGGGGCTTTTCTTTGATAGAAAACCGCGCAACGGCATCCCCACGGCGTATAGCCACATTGATGTCCTGAGTGCTGAAAAATTGAGTGTAGGTGCCTTGCTCCCAGCTACGCCGCGTGAACTGGCGGATAAGTGCTGTGGCGGTTTTGATGTGCGTAGTTAGCAGATCATCGTCGCCTTGATAACCTTCGTTGGTGTTGTGATGGGCCTTTACGTCCGCAAGGCTGCAAAACATCGTAGTAGTAGTCATTGTGCGTTCCCTTGCAATCGATTGAAAGGAGGGACCGCTAAGCCCCTCCCCTTATCACGTTTAGGCAGAACGCCGCCGCCGTGTCTTGATCTTGCGATCTGCCGCGAGACGCTTTACGCGAGGCGTGCTGTTGTCCGCAGGCTCTGCTACGTTGCGGTCAACGCGGAACACAGGTTTCTCGAACACCTCACCGTCGCCGTCCACTGTTTCTTCCACAATGTCCTCAAGCATCTTTGCGATCTTGGGGTCATCGATAACTATAGGTTCGTTGCGTTTGAACCTAAGACTGTCTTTGGGCGCACCCGCTTTGTTTTCTGGGTGACGCAGGTTGTAAACCTGACCTCTGATGAGGGTTGCTGTAGTTACGCGCTTTGCCATGTTGAGTATCTCCGAGTTGGCTTCAATGTTGCGATTGGTGTGTGCGCCGAAGCCTCTCGTCTAAGAAGGGTTCGCAGGGACCGTTAAGTCCCTGCGCGGTGCGTGGCTTAACCTATGTTGATGGCTTTCACGTTCATGTCTTCCTGCTCCAATTTGAAATCGAAGCGCATGGTGAAGACCATGATAAGCACGCGTTCACGTGTGTCGCGGTCAAATTCAAGGCGCATGTTACGCTGAACCC